GAATATGTCACGACAGAGAGAAATGACGACCGAAATCGAGTCTACAGAGAGGCAGGCATACCGGTAAGTGGAGACGGCGTTTTCCTTTCCAGGCAAAACGATCCGTTATTCCGAAGCACATTCAGGTACACTCCCCAATATTTAGATGTGCCTGACAAAGTACTAGCCCATGAAGTTGCAGATGCTCTTTTCGAGCAGTATAAACCAGCTCTCGCCGACATGCAAATCATGACACCCAATCAGGTCTTGGCATACTACAAGTCAAAGTTTGCCCCTGGTTCACCGTGGATATCACTATACAAAACCCGCCGGGAATTGGAAGATGCGGGGATCACAGATGCTCTCTTCGAAATGATCGAAGATCGACTTGCATCAGGTAAATACCCCACAATGTTCCACAAGGCGTTTGCAAAGGCCCAAGTGGTCAACTTGGAAAAAATCCGCCACGGGAAAAATGTCAGGACTGTAGTCGCCGAAGAGCTACTAACATACTTCATGAACATGTGCATGGAACTAGAACGAAACAGCCGCCACGACTGGGAAAGCACCGGCTTAGGCATTGGCATGCCGATGAACCAAAACATGATATTCCTGTTTAACAAGCTCCTACGAGCCCAGCAGGATGGTCATGGGGTATTCGCGAATGCTGATGCCACAGAATATGACTCCCGAACTAAGCCGTTCACCTACGAAATTTTAGGGAGGTTAGCCCAACGAGGATTCAATGGCGCGCCACACGCTTCAGTCCTCCAGGCAAAGTATGATAGTTTACAACACTCTTTCATTTAATGAAACTGCCCGAAACTATAACAACAGTGTTTCGGTCATTATAGATGATGAAAACATCATACAACAATTGTGGCAACAACAACCACGCCGGTTCATCCCAGCACATGAACTGAATCGTATAGCCCACGAGCTCACGTACGACGGCCATGAAAAACATCTCCACTTAACCCACCCCATTCATTCTCTTTACAGAGGTCGCGTGATTCTCTGTAAGGATGAATTAGAAGTTACGCGTATCAATCAATATGGGGTACGAGAGTTTACGTATTTATCACCATTGTACATGTCCGCGAGGGCCACCCCTGCCTCTGGTAAAGTGGCCTGCCCGCAGCGACAGTATCAATCAATGGAGGATCTAGAGACATGGCTGGCTACCATACACGAGAATATACCAATCCTTTATAACGTTGTCGAAAAGAATCGGGGAGGAGGCACCGGGGAAAATGCCACATCTTGGGACAACGGTTGGGGATTTAAGGGCACGTTCATTGCTGCTTGGACACGGTACATGCGCGAAACAACAGGGAACACCTCTATATCACCGAAAGATTTCTTTTCTGGAGGGAACGTGTTGTTTAACACTGGGGACGACAGCGCAATACACTTGAAAGTCGATCCCAAAACGTTCAATAACCGATTATTTGAGAAGATTGCTCACGAATATGGTATAGACCTGGAAATTGAGTTCTTCACAGATATCGATGCCGTAGAATACCTTGGAAAATCGTCCAGGGCTCCTAACACTGAGGACTACGAAGACCTTCTTGCCTGGCAAAGGGCGATGTATGCCCAAGACCGATCGCAAGGGGGTGCTGACGTCAGACAGCGTGGTATACCGCACCGAATAGTGTACCAACAGACTTCTAACAGCTGGCTACGACAAGGTGCCAACCGCTATTACCAAGCACAAGCAATGAATAGCCGGTACCTGGTCAGCTACCTCATGAAGAATTGCGGCACAGCACAAATAGCCGCATTTAACCACACACTCTTCGATGACCTCATGAGGAACTACATTTTGGATCTCGAAGAAATAGCGCATCGCCGATTCAGCATCCGATACAAGGCAGAAATCGAAGATGATCAGTACGGGCTACCGATCATAACTTACCCCCAAATACCGGGCCGGACCCCGAAACAACTCAGGAAGGAATATGGTTGGCAACCCCATAATGCGTCTTTTCTACGCCAGCCACGCTTGACCAAACATGAAGAGTTCAAGCTATTCCTCGAGACTATAAAATTTCCGTCTTATGTGTCAGTGCTCAAGAACCATATGAAGTTGGTAGAGTATGACCCAGAAACAGAACATGAAACATTTAAAAACATGATAAAACATAAAACCAAAAACAGGCATTTAGAGGCCATTAACTTGGTTGTCGATGTGGCTCAAGATTACATTGACTGGTACATCCCCCGACCAATATACAAGCAATTTGCCAGCTTGGTCCCCAGTCAAGGTGACTATCCTTTCCACACTGTCGACTACACTAATGAGAAGTGGGTTTACCTGAAAGGGAAACCTGAAACATATGCCGAATTCGTTTCCATGCTTGACCGCTCTCCGTATAGCAGCGTAAGCAATGGCTCATATTTTTGGCAGGAAATTCAGGACCCTAAATTCAGAGCCGATGTCGAGAAACATGACGCCGACACGTATGGGGCGAAGATCATCTTTGGTACATTTACGTACGCAATGATCTTCTATATACGAAAGGCAGCCGAACGCGTCCCGCTCTTCGGCACCCTAATCGCCATCTTATTCTTTTCATTATTAGATTTACCAAGACTATATGCTGTGGCTAGTTCTATCTTCTGGCATGGATATTGCGCCAGTAGTCCTAGCCTCTCAGCCCTAATGCCAAAAGACCCATATATTTGGGCCAAGCGAGTGGTATTTGCTGTCCTAGCCTCGCTACCGACCGAAATATTCTCATATCCACCATTCTGCTTCATGCCAGCAATGTGTCGGTTTGCTGGAGATTGGTGTGAGACTGGGGCACAGGGTTTAAGAGGCTTGATGGCCCTGTTAAGTGATCCCGGAGCAACAAGTGACGCTCCAAACGTCAAGCCATTTAAGAACCCTTGGGTCGAAATCGTAACCTGCCAGAATGGTGGCTTTGGCCGGCTCAGCTGTGAAGAGACAGAGTGGGTCTTGCCTGGAGATTGTTCCGGCCAAAACAACAAGTCCATTAAGGTTCCCAAGGGGATGATCCTCCAAAGCGCGGTAGCCACAGGAAAGTCGTCCCTGTTGCCATACGCCATCCTTCAACATGCTGTCGAAATTCCAGTATGTAGGAAAATAAATTTCGCCAAGCACGGCGGACGTATCGTAATTACCTTCCCAAGACGGATACTTGTACACCAATGGGCGTCAAAGTTAGAGACGTCATTATACCCAGTGCATAAGTATATCGATGACGGGAAGAAGAAGGGCATCCCTATTGGCACTAGAATC